TAAGTTAGAATCATCCTCATGGACTATTGATGTGCCAGTGAGGAAGAAATGAGAATGAATAATGAAACTAAATTAGTCTTTGCATTAGAACATGTAGCACATTTACATGATCTTATTGAGGGTAATGAGTATGAGCACTTCTTAAATGATCATCTTACCTCACTTGAATATGAGTTTGAAAGGCAATTGAGATTAGAAGAAGATCGTAAAGCAAACATTAAATGAGTAAATAATTACTCAGATACTCTAAAATGACCAACCCATATCCCAAACCACGATGGGATCTTGAAAATGATGTCCTTCGACTGGAACAAATGATTATCCTCTACGAACAAGAAATCGCAGATCTGACAACAGAGAAAGAAAAATTAAAGGAAGAAGTAACTCTTCTCCGAAGAAGATTAAAGTATTATAAGACAATAGTAGAAGTTAAGGAGGAAGAAAAATGAGTGGAGATCCATCACTAAAAGAACCTCTTATTTTTTATAGCGAGGAAATGACTGATACAAAGATTTCACTTTTGGAAATGCATGGTATTGAGTTAAGAATTCAGAAGAATAAATATTACTATAATAGTGTCACCGATAATGAAGACCTTTAAGCAATTTCTTAATGAAAGTAGTTTAAGTAGAATTAAATCAAAGTCTGATAAGAGTGGTCTAGCAGCTATTTCTGCTGATCGTGGTGACAAATCAAGAAAAGAAAATCAAGCAAGATCAAAGCAATTACAAAAAGATATTCGTGGTAAATTTGGTAGAGGACCAACTAAAGTAAAGGGATCATATTTAGAAAATCCTGGCACAAAGGATGAAAGAAAGGTGAAAGAGAAAAGTTATGTTATAGATCGTGGTAAGTTGAGTAAAAAGAAGTTTAAGAAAAAAGTTAAAACACTTGGTAAAAAGTATGGGCAGGACTCTGTATTGACTCAAACTAAAAAAACTGCTACACTCCATAGAACCAGGAAAGGAGGATTAGATAAAAAAGGAGAAAATGTCGGTAGGTTTAAACCGCAAGGTAAAAACCCATACGGTCAATCTCAAATTAAAGGAAAAACTTTTTCATACGGAGATTAAATGACAAAACCTTATGATGATTCTAATTGGAGAGAAGAGTCTCTTCCATATCACAGTGGCAGACAAGCAGATTTATTGAGAGATGGACCAAAGAGTCTTTCTCAATCATGGTTGATGGGAGCAATGTATAATCAATGGAAAAGAAGGAATGGTTATCATAAACTTGACCCTAAAGAAAATGAAGGTCAGCACCAAAGCAGTATGAAAGAGTGGGAAGAGAGCATTAAAAAATACAGTTCATAAAGTGTCCACTAGGGGTCTATTCGACCCCTTTTTCGTGTATGATACTTATATTGAAACGAATTACATCATGACCTTTGAGATTAAAATGACACAAGAAGAAATTATTGATGGGTTGAGAAGCACATATGGTAAAGAGTTCACTGCTGCAGATGTTCGTGGATTCTGTGCTGCCAATGACATTGCTTATCAGACTGTTACCAAAAAACTAAAAGAGTTCTCTGTTGGTCGTGGTAAGTGGAATCTTGAAGTTACCACTAAAGCAGTTGAGAATATTGAAAATTCTTTCAGTGCTCCTGCTGTTGAACCTACAGTACCACAAGATCTAGTTCCTACAAAGGATGATACTTTTGTTAAGTTTGGTCCTTTCAATGATGTAAAGAAAGTAATACAGTCAAAGCAGTTCTATCCTACATTTATTACAGGTCTATCAGGTAATGGTAAGACCTTTGGTGTAGAGCAAGCATGTGCTCAACTAGGTAGAGAATTAATTCGTGTAAACATTACTATTGAAACTGATGAAGACGATCTTATTGGTGGGTTTCGCCTTGTTAATGGGGCAACAGTTTGGCATAACGGACCTGTCATTGAAGCACTTGAACGAGGAGCAATCTTGTTACTCGATGAGATTGACTTGGCTAGTAACAAAATCTTATGCCTCCAACCCATACTTGAAGGTAAAGGGTTGTTCCTCAAAAAAATCGGTAGGTTTGTCAGACCTGCGGTAGGATTTAACGTAGTTGCTACTGCAAATACAAAGGGTAAAGGATCTGATGATGGTAGATTCATAGGAACTAATGTGCTTAATGAAGCATTCCTTGAAAGATTCCCTGTAACTTTTGAGCAGGAGTATCCACCTGTATCTGTAGAGAAGAGAATACTTGGTGGAGTTGCATCCACTCTAGGTGTTACTGACACAGATTTCCTTGCAAGACTTGTAGATTGGGGTGACATTATTCGTAAGACATTTTATGATGGTGGTATTGAAGAGATCATCAGCACTCGTAGATTGGTTCACATTGTTCGTGCTTACAGTATCTTCAATGATAAGATGAAAGCAATTCAAGTTTGTGTAAACAGATTTGATGATGAAACAAAGCAATCATTCCTTGAACTATATGATAAGGTAGATGCTGATGTTGATCTTGACAAGTTAGAGGGGTAGATGTATGATTAATGCATGGAGCTTACTTTACGATGAACTTTATGGAGATGATGAAATGAGTGAGGAAACTAAAATTGAATTAACTGGGGCAGATCAAGGAGTTGTGAATGTCCCTACAGATAGTGAGAGTGATGACATTCTCACTATAGACGGTGGTGATAGTATCAATATTGATGATGCACCAACATCATTCACTACATTTTCGGATAATGATGATTCAATTGCTCATCATATTGATGCTAGTTTGGGTGATTTTGTTAATTTTGATTTAGGAGCAGGAAACACAGCATATACAGCAGGTGTCGATACCCTTAATATAAATGTACCAACACCTGGAATAGAATCGAACAATCCTAGAAAATATAAAGAAGATGAGTCTATCAAGGCTCTTCAGGAATATATCTCCACAACTTATGGAGGACATTATACTTCTGAAAATAATAACGTTCAAACACTTGATCTTATAGAATCTGTTGGTGATGCAGAATCATTCTGTCGTTCTAATGCAATCAAGTATCTAAGTCGTTATGATAAGAAGGGACAAGCAAAACGTGATATACTAAAAGCACTACACTATACACTCCTACTTTATCACTTCAGTGGGCAACTCAATGAAACTCCGACCCGTGGTTATGAAACTTTCTGATCCAACTCTCACACTTTTAAAAAACTTTTCGACTATTAATCAGTCTATTCTTTTTAAGCAAGGTAATAAAATTCGCACTATTAGTGTGATGAAGAATATCCTTGCAGAAACAACTATTACCGAAGAATTGCCAAGAGATTTTGGTATCTATGATTTGGGACAATTTCTTCTTGGATTATCACTGCATAATGATCCTGAATTAGATTTTCAAGAGGATAATTATGTTGTAATTAAAGAAGGAAGATCTAGATCTAAGTATTTCTTTGCTGATCCACAGGTTATTGTAACTCCACCAGAGAGACCGATGAGTCTTCCTAGTGAAGATGTGACCTTTGATTTGAGCACAGAACAACTGGATAAGTTGCTTAAAGCAGCAGCAATTTATCAACTACCTGATCTAGCTGTAGTTGGTGCTAATGGTGTAGTAAAGATTGTTGTTCGTGACAAAAAGAATGATACATCAAATGATTTTGCAATCACCGTAGGTGAGACAGATAAAACTTTCTCATTCAACTTTAAGGTTGAGAATATTAAAATTCTTCCTGGTAACTATGAGGTTGTTGTATCATCAAAATTACTATCTAGATTTAGAAGTAAAAATCAAGATCTAACTTATTTTATTGCACTAGAACCAGATTCTACATTTGAATAATGAGGGATGAATTTCTTTGGGTTGAAAAGTATAGACCACAAAAAATTCAGGATTGTATTCTTCCAGAACAAACAAAGAAGACCTTTCTTGATTTCCTAGATAAAGGAGAAGTGCCAAATCTTCTTCTTTCTGGTCCTGCTGGTTGTGGTAAGACGACAGTTGCTAAGGCACTTTGCAAGCAATTGGGGGTTGATGTATATGTCATTAATGGATCGGATGAAGGACGTTTTCTTGACACTGTTAGGAATAATGCCAAGAACTTTGCGTCTA